AGAGCCGCCGTAGATCAGGCCGATTTGTGGAAACCCCATGCGATCATAATTGAGGATAAAGCATCAGGCCAGCAATTGCTTCAAGAGCTGGAAGAAGATACCATGTTACCGGTCATCCATATCGAGCCGATAACTGATAAAGCGTCCCGAATGGAGATGCAATTGGGGTTCGTCGAGGCCGGAAGACTAGCGTTACCTAATACAGATGTGTTACCATGTGGGTGGGTAACCGATTATGAAGCAAATATAATGGAATTCCCAAACCCTACGGAATGGGATGAGATCGATGCCACCAGCCAGTTTATCAAGTGGGTTAGAATTAGTGATGGAAGTCCTGTAGTTGTACCATTTAGCAGCACCGGGAAAAGCCACTGGAAATGACAGAAGAGATTGAAAAAGCTGTTCGCATGAGAGAGATAGGCTCTACCGGTCTTGAGCATTGGTCAGGGAGGATCGATGAAGAGTGGCTGAAGGAAATGAGCCACGACAGGAAGTGGAAGACCATCCGCGAGATGCGGGATAATGACCCCATCATCGGCGCGATTCTATTTGCTGTAGATATGCTGATAAGAAACATTGTATGGCATATAGAACCGGCATCAGATACCCCCGAAGCTATGGAAGATGCTGAATTTGTTGAGTCTTGCCGAAACGACATGTCCCAAACTTGGGAAAATACAATCAGTGAAATCCTATCATTCCTACCCTATGGCTTTAGTTATCACGAGATAGTTTACAAACGTCGTAAAGGTAAAAAGAGTAGATTTAAAGATGGTTTGATTGGCTGGAAGAAATTACCCATCCGAGCGCAAAATTCTTTAGATCGTTGGGAGATGGATGACAACGGCGGCGTTAAAGGATTTGTTCAGGAATCGACGTCTGATAGTACTAAACAAGTAACGATACCGATTGAAAAGGCGCTACTGTTTAGAACCACCTCCTTCAAGAACAATCCCGAAGGTCGAAGCGTACTTAGAAATGCCTTTAGACCGTGGTATTTTAAAAAGCGCATTGAAGAGATTGAGGGTATTGGTATTGAGCGTGATTTAGCCGGTCTGCCAGTAATTTATGCCCCCAATAAAATTATGATGACCGGTGCTAGTGCTGATGATGTAGCGGTATTTAATGAACTAAAAAACATTGTACGGAACGTCCGAAGGGACGAGCAAGAAGGAATCATCATGCCGGGCGATCGCGATGCCATGGGTAATCGCCAATATGAATTAAAACTATTGGCTACCAGTGGCCAGCGCCAGTTTAACACAAATCAAATTATCCAACGATATGACCAACGTATAGCAATGACAATCCTAGCGGATTTTATCTTACTTGGTCATGAAAAAGTTGGTTCGTTCTCGTTAAGTAGTAATAAAACGTCATTATTTGCCACGGCTATCGGCGCGTGGATCGGTGAAATTAAATCAACATTTAATCAATATGCCATCCCACGTTTGATGGAAATAAATGGTAAAGAACGGAAAGCATATCCGACCCTAGCACATGACGACATAGAAAACCCGGATTTAAAAGATATAGGTAAATATATTAAGGATATGACTGGTGCAGGATTCGATATCAGCAAAGACCCAGATGTAGAGAATGTATTACGTGGGTATGCTAACTTCCCTGAAAAGAAACAAGAAGATATTGATGAAGAGGAAAAGCAGCGTAAAAAAGCAGCTGATAAATTAAAGGGTGCTGCGTTGGGTGACAATGGTAACCCTATTGAGGATGAAGAACTAGAGGAAAAAGACGATGCCATACGCGAGTAATTCAGCTTTACCAGAAAATGTAAGAGGCGTATTACCCGACAACGCCCAGTCTGTGTTTCGGAACGTCGTGAATAGTCAACTTGAACGAGGACTTAGTGAAGAGCGCGCTTTTGCATCAGCATGGAGTGCATTGAAGAGTCAGGGCTGGAAGAAGGGTGATGATGGTAAATGGCATAAAATACAAAAGAATTTAGTATCGATATCCGGGGCGTGTGTGGATGATGTTACTGATTTAATTAAGAAGCAAATTGATATTGATAAAGAATTATATGATCCTGTTATGGGAAGTCAATGTGAATTTTGTGAGAACCCAGCTATAAAGGCCATGTTATGGGCTGGTGGCTCTCAGCATATGTTCGTCTGTGCTGATCACATTGAAACCGGTCTACGTCAAATTGTTGACAATAACCGGGATGCTGTTAATCAGGTAATTGATTTAGTAGCACCAGCTATGGAAGAGGATAGCGTGGCGGATGATGATATTACCGAAATTAAAATTACTATTTGGAAGGAAATTGAAATTACTAAAGAATGCCCGATATTAAAACGGGATGATGAAAAACGTTTGGTAACCGGCGTAGTGTTAGAACCGGAAATTGAAGATGCGCATGGGGATATTATCTCCGAAGCAGATGTTGAGGAAGCTGCCCACGATTTTATGAGGAAATCACGTGTCATTGGTCTTCAGCACAAAGAATTGGGGCCTGTTGAAGTTGTTGAAAGTTTCATAACTAAGGAAATAATGAAAATCGGTGATGAGCAGGTTACAAAAGGAGCATGGGTCATGACTGTTAAGGTTCATGATGAAGATGTTTGGGAAGCGGTAAAATCGGGTGAATTCACCGGCTTCAGTATCGGTGGCACAGGTGTGAGAGGTTAATGTTATGGCAACGAGATTAACTAAACTGAAGATCGGTGAAGTTAGCTTAGTAGATAAGGCCGCAAACAAGCGGAAATTTTTAATAATGAAAAGTGAAGGAGGTGATACAATGGGTGATTTAGTCCTTAAAAATGTTGATGAGGATTTGGCAAAAATCCTGAAGGCAATCGCTGAAGATAAGAAGTTTGTTGATGTTCTTAAGTTCGCAGAAGGTAACGAAGCGTTCTTGAAAGCAGTAATGGAAGGTGACGTTGAACTGATGAAATCAGTGTTGGCTGGTAGCGAGTTTGCTACTAAGGTGGTTAAATCGATTCTGGAAGGTGAAAGCAAGACGGAAGCCGAAGTGGCTATGGATCTGTTGGATTCTATCGAAGGTGATCTATCCGAAGAGACTGTCGCCGCCATCACTAAAATGGCTGGTATTAAGAAGAAAGCTGACATTACTACCATCAAGAAGAATGAAGACGGTAGTTTTGATCTAAGTGGTATTCCGGAAGATGTCCGCCCGATGGTGGAAGAACTTTGGAAGGCCAACGAAACTAATGCCGAAGCGATCAAGAAAGCTGAGGCTAAAGCTGAGGAGACTGATAAAATTCTCAAGGCAGAACGTGACGAGCGTCTGTTGAAAGAATTTGTCACCAAGGCTGATGGATTTAAAAATCTGTCCGTAAAGTCTGATGTCTTCGGTAAAATCTTGAAGAAGATTTCTGCCGCTCTGTCTGACGACGAAAATAAAGAATTGGATCGTGTTCTGAAGTCTGCTGATGATAACATTACCAATCTTTTCAAGGAGTATGGCCACGACAACGACAAC